CATACTTAGTGCCCTTTAACTGGCCCTTACCTACCACGCCACCAGTCCAGTTACCCGGGTCACTTCGTAAATTGGTATAACCTGCTTCATGTCCAATCAGCCGCTCGAATGCCTGTTCGAAGGTAATCGTGTTATCAGGAAGTGATGCAAAGCCTAAAACGGTTGGTTCTGGATTAAGCTCGGGCTGAGCCTTCTTGCGACCAATGATGGTGGCCAGTAAAACAAGGATGATAGATACAATGCTTTGATAGGTCGCTGGCAGCACATTTGCATTAGATACTTCCTGCAGAACCAATTGTAAGCAGGATAAAAAAAGCGCCATATAGGCGCCATATTTTACTGAGTCAAATTTCCAGACACTTTCGTTTATTAATTTCATGGTTGATTCTCGTTTAATAGGTTAATTTTTTCTGTTGGTCAATTTGATTCCGCATTGCAGCCAGATCTGTATCCATGCGGATCTGTTTAGATTCAGCGATTGCCATTTTTTGATTCAATAGCGCATTATCTTTTTCAAGCGATCTATTGCCTTGAAAGACATACCCACCAAAAGCAACAAGAGCAGCAAGAGCGGTACCTCCAAGCCCTTTTGCAAAGGTAAGGCCGCCCTTGGCCTGGTTCATATCTGCCTGCAGCAAATCAATATCACGTCGGTTTGCTACTGCTTGTGACCGATAATATTCATCGCGTTCTGACAATCGAATCACGTTGTTATTCAGCTCGCCCATTTCTTGCCGGAGTTGATCGAGCTTTTTCTCGACTCTTACTCCATAAGTCTCACTATCAGGCATATACCCTCCTAATTTTTGGCAATAAAAAACCCGCCGAGGCGGGTTATGGTTTTTAAAACAATTTATAAATGGTATTTTTGTCTCAATACCGCGAATATTCGAATGCTTTTACGCGAGAACATAAAATGCTAAAGAAGATCTTATTTACAGCCCTCATTTTTAATTCACTTTCGGTTTATGCTGCAAATTATGTAGCTAACTCAGATATCACCGACCAAGTAAATTCTGAAATTAAAAAAGCAAAGCCAGGTAAAACTATAAAAATACCCGCAGGGAACTTTAAAGTTAATGCTTTAAAGTCCATCAATCTTAAAAGCAATATCTCTCTCGAGCTCTCTCCAAAAACTACATTAAACGTGATACCAAATAAACTCGGTAACTATCAGGTATTTAATATAAATAATGTCCAGAATGTAAGAATTACTGGAGGAACGCTTATTGGTGATAAATATACCCGCCTCGGAAATTCTGGAGAATGGGGCATGGGAATTGCAATAGACTGAACAATAACCATCCACTCCTCACCCAAATAAAGATTTTGAATTAAAACATAAAAAATTAAAGCAAATATAAAATTCTGTGCGAAATTGACTCCTACTCTCTTGCTGCAAAGAATATAGGCTAGCGAAAAAAAGCCTATATGAGCAATTAATAATGGAACGCGAAGGAATGCGAAAGCAGGTATGCTTATGATTAAAATTATAAAAATAGAGGTCAGTATAAATGCACTTATCCCAAATAGCCTTCTTAAGTCAATAGTCATTTTCTTAAAGTATAGATTAGGTGCGAAATATGGTACACAAAAAAACATCTTTGCTCTATGACTTGATATATTAATTAAACAGGCTTTGCCCTGATAAGGGCAAAGCCTTTCTGCTGTAAACAAGTTACTTTGCGACTTTTTGCTTAACAAAAATCGTGGCACTTATTAGTGCTTGCGGGCAGGTCAAAACAACTTGCAACTCCTGACCAACAGAAGGATTGATCTGTAATGATGCTGTAATTTGCACAGCATCTGTAGTATCTGAAATCCCTTGCCCTGTGGATCGGCTAGCAAATATTTTATGAATTGAATATCGACTAGGTACGCGGGTTGATGCTTTATATACATTCGCTAATGCCTTAACGATATATGTTGATGTTTGACCAGACACATCGCAACGGCCCACGATATCTAGTTCAACTATACCGCTTGCGCTTGCATCAAAGTTGCCCCAGATTGTAAAGGCAGCTGGCGAACTCGCTGCAATTGCACCTGTTTCAATCTGAAACTCACGCTCAAATGATCCGCGCTCACTACTTTTTGGCTGGTGCCAAAAATCTCTGGAGACAACACGAACCCCATTAGGAGCCGGGTTATTCACTGAGAATCCAAGTCCTAGATACAAAGCGCCTGCAACCGGCATTTCAGGAAAGGCTGCAAGTACGTTATCAGCATAACCGATACCGCGGTCACGCATAACGTATCGACCACGCCACTCCTTGGGCGACTGCTTCATGATTACTTTATCCTCAGTAAATCCATTACCAAAGAATCTGTTTTCATAACCATCATTGTAAACATGAAGCGTAACATCTTCTGCAAAGCTATGCGAAACTGTATTTAACTGGTTCGATCCGGAAAAAATAATCGCAGTGCTTACTGTTAAATCTGCTGGCACCCAACTAGGGAAAGGGAAAGGGTTTGTGCTGCTTGGCATTGATTCAGCATGCCACGCTACAAGATTATTAGAGTCACCACAACTATCCCAAAAGCCAACATGAGAACGTGCGGACCGGATTCGAGTGAATACATTTCGATTATTATTGGAATCACCACGACCTTGAGTCACCTTCCACCAGTATGATGCACGCAAATCTGTATCAATCTGACACCGTGAAAAATGAATGTCACTGAAGTTACAGTAATGATTTCCACCAGTAGCCAGCATTAAAATACCAGTACCACAACGGTCGATCGACAATCCCACAAAATTTGACTTATGCACTGCACTTAGATTGCTGGTTGCTGTAAATGCTCTGGCATAATCCTGCCCTAGGTATATGCCAACTGCACTATCTGCAATCGTCATATATTTAATATTGGTGTATGGAGAATGAACAGAAAAACATGCTTCTGTTAAATTTGCTTCATCAGACTCTTGGGTTGTGGAGACTCCATCCGTAGTCATTATTCTTGTAGCTGGTCGAATATCATTACGCTTAAAACATGATTTAACCCCGTCACCATAAACCCGGACACCTGTACCGGCACTACCAACATTGTAGGGCGTTGTATTTTGTGGCAGCTTCACCAAGTCGCTAAGAACATACGTTCCTTTAGGTGTATAAATATTTTGTGCGTTAAGAACCGCATGCTGTGTAGCAAACCAGTCAATTGATTGGCTAAGTGACTTAACGAATGGGAATTTAGTTTGTATTTCAGCTAAGTTTGCAAACTTTCCACTGTCCACCCACTCTTGCAGGGTGTGTAGCGTGCCATCGCCAATCGCGCCAAAATCTTTGATCGAAACCTGTTCTGTGATCTTGTCATACAAAACACGATTGATCGAGATTGATAAAGGATCAAAATGAAAAGCTAGATTTTCATTTAAAAATTTTTGACTGCCTTTTGATGTCTGGATAAGAGCGTCAGTCCACCCATTCGCACCGGCTCCAGCCGCGGCAGCTATGTCAATAGTTTGCTGGAATTCAGCCAGTTTTTCACTACCTGTGTTCTCAAAGTCTTCTAATGCAGCCGCTTTTTCATTCTGAAAATCACTTATATTTTTCTGAAAGTCAGTATTGAACTGATCAAGCTTTTCGATAATTGGCCCTAAATCAAGAATGTTGGATACATTGTTTTTGTCTTCAATTAGAACGCCATCTCGACTAAATACCTGAAAGCGATATGTGCCATCTAGAAAAATATCTGCTTTACCTGTTTCATCCAAAACTACTGGATTTGTATTAGGCGTGCTCATGAAAGCATCGGTATATGTGGTCTTTGGTGTAAGACTATTCCCCTCATATGAGAAAACTTTACCCCCAATCAGCGGCTTTCCGCACTTGTCAGTAAAAGTTGCGCGCAGACCGTACAGCGGATTTGCTAATGCCATTTATTTTCTCCAATAAAAAACCCGCACAAAGGCGGGCCAGTAGGTCATTAAGTTTTAAAATTTTTTTCTAGCGGAATACAACAACCCCGGCATATAGCGGATCGTAATTTCCTGTGGTGTTGTCGCCCCCATACGATGCAGAGAGTTCAAAACCTGTCTTTGTCTGAGCAACCATATTTAATGAAGCTGCATCACTACGTGCAGTGGTCGATGGAGTTATAAGATAGTCTGCATCTGGCATTGCTTTTTCAAAAACAACTTCATATCGCCCTACCCCAATTCGAGTTACAGACTTGATGTTTCCAGAAGCTCGGATAGCACCGGTCAGGCCGTTGAAATTAACCCATGCTCGAGCAGCATAAATTGGAGCTTCACCACTTCCTAGATCGGATTTAGCCAGCTTTTCTGTTGCCAGCTTTTTCCCCATTTTTGCGGTTAATGCTTCTGCTTCGCTGTCACTGGTTAATGTATTGTTTAGTTTGACCGCTCCTTTGGTGGCTAAAGTAGCATCGGGGAGCTGTGTCGCATCTATTAGAGATTCTTCACTCAATCCCGGTAAACCACCCGGCTGATCTTTTTGACCATCAATTACACTGGTCGTTACAATCTCAAGAGTCTCTTTAACATTTTTCAGCTCATCTAAACCGTCTTTAATATCGTCTTCGAACTCATTAAGCTCGGTTAGCGTGACATAGCGTGAGATCTTGTTTGTATCAACGATAAGCACACCGTCTTTATTAAAGACTTGGACTCGATAAGCACCATCGTCAGCATAGATTTTTGCCCGGCCTGCCTGATCCAGAATAACCGGATTTGTATTGGGTGCTTTGCCGTCGGGATCAGCATAGGTAATCTTTGGGGTAGTGGTATTTGCTTCATAAGTAAACACCTTGCCACCTGCCAATGGTTTGCCATTGCGATCTTCGAACTGGCATACTACGTTTGTAAGAAGTGGGTACATTGTGACCTCACAATAAAAAACCGCCATTGGCGGTTGTGCGATTTAGTGAATTAAATAATAAGAAGTCAGGAGGATTCTATGTATCAGATTTTTGGAAGCATCTTAGGTATTCTACTTTCAGCCCTTGCAATTGCAGTTTTTGCTTATATTGTTATTTTTATGTTTAACAATATTGGTGGCATCTTTGCTGTTATTGCTGGAATTGCATTCCTTTATCTGGCATGGAAGGGCCTTGCTTATCTAATGAGATCCGGATTTAACGTATATGCTAATCGAGAACAGCATATAAGAGCATTTAGCCAGATGGATAAGGGCTCAAAGATATGCTTGATCTCAATTGCATTTTTCTTGCTTGCAGCGGCTATTGCTGGTCTTTTAAGTTAGCACCACCAAGCAAGCCCGCCTTCATCAAACGATCAACTATTGACTGCTCAGCTTGAGTTACAGGTTGTTGAGCTGCATTACCCGCAAGACTTGGGCGCATTGCTTTGTTCACTGCAGTACTATCAATAATGTCCTTAACAGGTGCCAACACCATACGAACCCCCGGCTTGTTGATCACTCCACCCAAGAAATTCATCAATGCTGCAGATGTATTTGAGTTGTTCACATAAGAGTGTGGCGGTTGAGTCACTAGATAGTGGCCTGCTCTGCCAATATCTTTAATGTGTCGCAATTCATCAGGACTAAACATTGTCGATAATCTTCGATCACCTATCGAATCCAGTGCTCGCTTCATACCAGCAGGACTAAATTGACCACTTTGATTTACGGCTTTATTGGAAATAAATTGCAGAACCTGTTGCTTAATATCAGCCACGGCTTGTGGGTTGATATTTCGCAGAGTTGAAACGGTCTGGTCCAACTCGTTTACATTACCATTCAAAATATGCTTGCTGAATAACTTGTCTGGCTCAACACCTTTCAAAGCATCCTGAATTAAAGGCATTTTTTCAATCTGCTGAGCATTGAATTGATGGGCTTGTCGAGCGAACTGATAGGCCTGTGCTGCGTCATTGCCAGAATTCAGTAATCCAGACATAGCTTCACGCTGTCTGTCGACAATTGATTCGCGAACAATACCTAACGCTCTGGTTGCGCTTGTGGGTTGTCCCATTTGCAAAGATGACTTGTAATGATCATTCAGTATCTTGATTAGCTCTTCACTTTTCTTGAGTGTGAAAAGTTCAGGGTTTTGACCAATTTGGGTTACTTTCTTTGCCACATCTGGCGGCAACGATGACATTAGGGCGGCATCATCAAGCTTGGTAAACACATCATTTGCAAGACCTGCACCATTAATCACAACATCATTACCCGGTGCATTTCGTGCCGCGTTATAAGCAGCACCAATATATGCCTTATTTTGTGATTGTTGGTCTAGTAAAGCATCCGCTGCATTCTTCACCGCCCCATACTGATCTGTAGCTCGACCACCTGTTTTTAAAATAGCTTCATCAAGAAGGTTAGCAATCTGCGAATTGTCACTTATAAACTTCTCGCGCAACTGATCGCCTGCACCACTAATTTTGGCAAGTTCAGCCTCTTTTTGCCAGAGTTTTGCATCGCCAGTAATTTGAGCTTGAGTGCCTTTAATACCTAATCGATCTAGCACGGCTTTACGCGCAACAGCTTCAGGATTTAAGTTTTTACCAGATCGTAATGCCTTTTGAGCATCTTGGCGCAGTCCGTTTGCAACCTCGTCAGATAAATCACCTAAACGCATGCCTTGGGATTTAAGCGCATCATCCAGCTTGTCATCGATACTTGCTAAAATTTGTGTCTGAATGCGCGGGTCAAATGATTTGGCTTTTTGTGCAAGCTTGGCAATTCCTTCACCGGCTTTTTGGCCTATTCCAGCGCCAATTGCACCGCCAGTCGCGCCAGCAACCATACTTTTTACACGCTCAGCATTATTCTCATGAATGCCTGTTGCACCTATCAAGCCACCTAATGCTGCATTACGAGCCAAAAACTCCCGACCTGCAGCAGAGCTTAATGCAGTACCAGCCTTAAGTGTACCGCCTGTAGCTGCCAAAGGTGTTGTAAGAGCAATATTGGTTCCAAGTCGCACAACATCCATGCCCTGTTTATTGCCTTCACGAACTGTATTGTGAGCATCATTTGCTTCTTTAAGGCCCTTTGTTACGCGCTCATAAGAATTGGTATCAAGATTGGTGCCAGCTACTGCATTAACACCAGCACTGACCTTATCGCCAAGCCATGAGAAGCCCTGTACTACAGGCGCGCCGATGTCAGCCATCCCCAACAAGCCAGATTCCCAGAATTGTGTCGGACCCTGTTTTTTAAGTTGCTCTCGATAAACCTTTTGTTGAGCCTCTTTTGATAAATCAGGTGGTGTGTAGTTTGCTTGCTTTTGCGCGCGAAAGAGCTGGTGCAGATCATTCACTGAGCCCATTTTCCCGCCAGATGCAGTTTTCCGAGCTTGTGGCATAGGTGCTGTATCCCTTAAATGTGGCGGTATATCAGATGCAAATCCGGGTCGAAGTTGTCGCCCTGTGAAGTTGGCTTGCATGGCTCTCGGTTGATTGGAACTCATAAGCTGATGAAGGTCATTCATCGTAGCCTTGGTAGGCTGGGAGTTTCCTAAAAATCGATTAACGTCATTCCATGAGCGTTTATTTTGCGCATATGGTGAGCTTGGTAGAGAGGCCCATTCTTTACCAAGCTTCTGTATAGCGGCTTGATAATTGCCATTTAACACATCATTTAAGGCCCCACGCTCCGCAATAAGTGCAACAGCACCTAAGTCTTGATTCCGTGGTGAGAAATCGTTTAATTTGTATCGTTTCGCTAGACTATTCCATGTTCCATTTAGAAATTGATAGCGCCCCGCTGCGGTAGTCACATTTGTTTTGCCATCAGTCTGACGGAACTGTTTTTTAATATTTGGATGTTGGCTTAAGTTGTTAATTCGCTCATTGCCAAAAAGTGTGTTGTATCCATGTTTTACATCCTCGGTTGTGGCAATTAAGTCAAGCATCTTGCGCACATTTGGGACTTGTACTGCTTGTTCAATCTGTTGACGTGTTGCCATATTTTCACCTATCGAATTGTTCCACCCGAACTACGAACTGCTTCAGTAATCTCTTGTACCGTTCGGCCTGACTGCTGTGCGTATTCACGAATCATTGCTTGTGTGTAAATTTTCCCGGTGACTGGTGCACCTTGAGATTGAGTATTTAAAGAAATGCTGCCGCCACGCGTTGCATAATTCATGGCCTGTTTTTTTGCATTTTGAGCTACAGTGTTCATTTGTTGCGAAAGACTGGCTAAGCGCCGAGCCATTTCTTGCTGACTAATACCTGGCTTGAGATTTTCCACCGCTGCTGCAATTTTCTCACCTTCGGCGTTGGATAACGCGCCCATGCCCTGCATAGCTTTAACTGTTGGCAAGAATACTTGCGCTTTAAGGTTTTCAAGCTGAGATTGAAATTCATAAGCATCTGTACCCGGGACCATGCCAGATAAACTGGTTAGTCCTGTGCCCATGCCAATGCCCGGATGATTAATTAAATCAGCTGCGGTTTTAGAAGCTCGCGCAGCTTGTCGCGCCCCATCTGCCGCCGCAAGCGCATTATTAACCCGCTCAATTTTTTGCTCCGGTTTTTCGCCCTTTACTGCCTGACTTTCAAGTTTTTGTTTCATTAATTGGAAGTCTTGGTCTGAGTAAAAGTGAGCATCCTTCTGCTGGAAATCGGCCCAGAACTGATCTTTATTTTGATCAAGCGCATCGTACTTATATTGAGTGTCTACACCCAGCTGATCATATTTATATTCACGATCCGCATCTGCAATTGACTGGTTAATGTCCTGCCCACGCATTGCGGTTTCATTATCCAGCCGATTGTCTGCTGAGGTGTACATCAAGCTTGCTGGGTCTTTGGCATTTGCAAATACAAGGCCGCTGGCGAATTGTTTTAATGCTGCTGGATCGGTACCTAAAATATCAATTTGTTTGCTGTATTGATCATAAAGCTCAGGGGTAACCCCACCTGCCTTATATGCATTATTTAAGGCAAGTTTTACCGCCATTGGATCGCCGGTTTGAGCACCTATCATCAGCGCCCGGTCAGCATTGGCCATGAGTTTTCCAGAGTTATCCAGATTGTAGCCGCCAGCTTGGGCGTTATTTTTTGATGCTTCACTTGAGATTTTAGATATTTCAGCTTCTGTTTTTAGTTGATCGTAAAGCTGTTTTTGCTTGGCTTGTTCGTCAGCTCTGATCTGTGCGTTTAGTTCCCGGCTAAACATTGAGTTATTTGCATAAGCTTTACGTTCTTCCGGATTTTCGATTTGCATCATTTTTCCGGCTTGACGACCTGAAAGAAGTTGCCTTAAAGCCAGTCCAAACTCTAAACCCTTCTGCGCCCCACCCAAAAGATCTGGCTGTTGCTGGCCCATCAAAATAATTTCTGGATTAAGCATAGTTACCTCACTAAATCATTACACCGCCAGCAACTCCGGCAAGTTGCATTAACGAGTTGAATGTATTGGCTTGACGATTTCCAGCAGCAACTACTCCAGCAGCCTGAGCATTAGCCCCCGCCATGGTGTTATTAGCAATTGCCTGACCGGTTTGCAAACCTGCATTACCTGTTTGTGCGGCTGCGTTCTGCCCCACCCCAACAAGGTTGGCCAAGCGGTTATATTGATTGGTCTGGTCAGCATTGAAGCGGTTATAGGCATTTTGAAATTCTTGTGAAGCCGCCTCTTGACCGTAATTCATTAATGCTTTTTGCGTGGCACCGCTCAACAATCCACCCTGAGCTGCTGCGCCGGACTGAATCGCATTTTGTCCCTGCTGTAGCCGGAACTGATAAGAAGGGTCATTGTAAATATCTTGCCCTGTGTACGACTGCATGAATTGACCATCTTGACCCATACCACCCATTAGCTGTTTAAGCGCATCTGCACCGGCTTGACTGTACGGGCTTAAGTCTTGACGAGTCTGGTCGTACATATCCTTTTGTATTTGCGATGCTTCTTTTGTAGACTGGTATTGAATATTAGCGGCATTTTTTGCGGCTTTTGCCTGCTGATTTGATCCTGTGATTGCCCCGAGAACCTTAGTCATATCACATCCTCTTCATAAATATTGTTTCAGACCTTTTAAAGCCTTTTCTTTCCCATACAGCCCCTCGATAGCACACATCTAGTGTCACTAAGGCCCATGTATAGCAGCCAAGCTTTCTAATGTATTCTTCGCTGCACTGAATAAGAAAATTTGAGTGTTTTCGATGTTCAGGTGCCACATAGATTGCATCGGTACATGCTTGCCATTTGCCTTTGAAGCGCGCCAGCGGATTCATTGTGATCCAGTGAAAGCCAATCGGAATGCCATTCTCACGCATGACCAGACAATGAAACTGCCCTGATGCCTCAGACTGCTCATACAGCTCAAAATCAAAATCTAGATCAAGGCCTAACGCATCTTTTTCATCAAGATTATGAACAGCAATACAAAGCGGCATGATCTGATCAATACAGTCAATCCAGTGTTCGCGCTCAACCGTTACTTTGCTCATTGGTACTCTCCAATTCATTTAAACGGTTTATTGCCTTAGCCACTTCATCAAAAAAAAGCCGCCACGTAGGCGACATTTGATTATTAATAAACATGGGCTCATTAAATGGGGGGATGAGTTGTTTTTCAGCCATTATCTGACCCTCGCTTTAGCACCAAGAAGCACAAGCCGACCTGCATCTGTCATGCGCAATCGAAATACGCGCTTAAAGGATTGTCCAAGCCGACGGAATAAAATTCGTTTGGTAAACTCTCCGACACCACCTAGATCAATCTGACGTGTGGATGACCATGTGCGACCCCCATCATCAGACCAGTCCAGCATAATTTGCGGCTTGGTGTTATCAATTTGACCCGCCTGGACACTTAACTCCAGCTCATCAAAGATAATTCGCTGTGTGTGCGGATTAATGACTGGGGTAATCCGCTCTCGCATAATGAGCGCACCATCGTCTGTATTGCTTTCTGTGCTCATTGCATAGATGCGTCCATCTACCCTGTCACCTACGAGCTGCATGCCATTAAAAAAACAGTATGAGAGCGCACGATGGTGCTCATGCTTGTAAGTTTCGAGATTGAAGTAACTGCGCTCATGCCACATCTGAGTAGCCAAGTCGTAGCACAGTGTTTTGCGCTCAGATGGAAATGAAATTAAATAAAATGCATGTCCATTTTCCTGATATGCAAAACCGTATGCATTGGAAATCTGGTCATAGCTGGCAATTTCAGCTTCTATCGCATGATTGGAAATTCGCTGCACCTGATAGCCTTGTGTCATCACAATCTGACCCTGACCATGTTCTGACTGAGAGAGCCAAACCAGACTAGGCCCCATGGTGCTGATTGAGTTTTTTGCAATACAGCCGATAGGTAATAATGCGCCAGACATGCGCTGAAATGGCTGTTCGCTAGAGCCTGTAGGCGCCCAAATTTCTGTAGTCTTTTCGCCAATCAACCACAGGTTGCCATTATTCACAATCGAGCGAACCAGATTATCTGACTTGCTTTCAGCTGTAGCATAAGATAATGCTGTGGTGTCAGTATTAAGCAGCCCTGACCATTGGAACCGGCCAGTATTGGGTACCGTCCAAATAAATCGTGAGTCCAGAAAAGCGACATCAGATGCGCCAAAAAATTCTGGCCCACTCATTGTGCTTAAAGTGTTAGTCCTGAGATTAAAGCTATAAGCCTTATTGCTGACAATCATGACTTGAATCGAGTTATCAGCAAAATAAACCGTATTTACTCCAGCGACTTCGCCAATTTCTTCAATCTGATCACTTTTGCTAATTGAATAAAGCTTTTGACCTGCAACCACAAGTAAGCGGTCTGTTAGAGCATACATGCCTCGTACACGGCCTGATAATTCGTATTTTTTCTTTAGTCCAGGAGTCGGTAAAAGCGCCGACACTTGCGGAGCATTTCCACTTTCAACCACTTGCGGATAAAGGTTTAATGTTCGCTGACAGTCAATTGACCAGTCTTTTAAGTGATAGGACTGCCCAACGATAGGAATATCAATTATGGCCATGTCTGGGTCACTCCTACTGGCAAACTGTTTTTCACATAAAGTGGAGTGATATTACTGCGCTTTAAAAACTCAATCGCATTTGCCTGATTCTTCAAAAGCAGTCCAGACGGCTCAACACCAAACATCGGTGCTATCTCAAGAGCCAGCGTTAGCTTTAGAGCACGTTCATAATGGGGAGGCAGGTGCAATTCATCATGTGGGCACAAGTCATAAGGAAGAGTGAAAACCTTAATCTTCAACTCTTTTGCATGATCTTTGACATGAAATCGCCAGCTTGGACTGTCCACTTCATACCAGACGCGGACATAGCATGGATTACTGCTGCTATTTGTATCTCGCACCAGTGTGATTTCTTCATCATCTAACCAGGCACGCTCAGAGATATGTGAGATTTCTGCGGTCAAATCTGGCCGCTGTAAAACCTCGCCACAGCAAGTTAATTCGCACTGGCAACAATCCCCTTCTATTTTGCCAATGAGGTAGGTATTTGCGCCTTTACTCAACGGCAAGGTTAAAATAGTGGCTTTATGCACATATAAGCGGTCTGTCGCCCATTGATGCAAAAGATCCTGAAGTGAGCTAAGAGCGTCAGCAATCTCGTCGCCTTGAGCTGTTTCACCAGCTGCAAGCACACCAAGCTGCTTTAACGCTGCTTCTACAATTTTGCTGACGTTCATAGTTATTCAACCTTTTCGTAAGTCGCTTCAAATATGTCTGGCTTGCATGGATAGACTTCACCCTGAACGCCTTTAATAATGTAGTCACCCGGCATGGCTTTCATCACACCCTCTAATGTGTTGATAAGAATTACCCCGCCCGGCTCACGCCCAACATCTGCATTATCAACCCATATTGGGAACTCATTTTCATCACTATTTTGCCATGCTTCAATCACAACAGGTTTTTTACGATACTGAGTCATTGCCCGCCCCTTCATTCAGCTTTTCTTCTGACTCAAGAACCATGCTCACCAGCTCTGGTTTACCGGTACGTGCGCCATAAGTAATTTTTCGGTCATCAAGGATTTGCCGAAGATCATCAGCAGGCAGGTCCTCAATTTCCTTGTAGCGAATAGTTTTGCGATAAGAAGCGTTATCACGTTTTTCATTGGCAAGCTGTTCTTCAAGTTCGGTAATTTTGGCTACCGCTGAATCGCGCTGACTTACCACTTCGTCATATTCGGCCTGAGACACACCATCGGTATACTGAAAGGATTCCTGATCAGTAAAGCCAATATCAAGACCATTAGAATCAACCGGATCAGGTTCTTTTAGTTCAGCATGTTCTTGCCAGCCCTGATCTTTAAGTTGACGCTCAAGTTCAGAATTTTCGGCAATGATGTGCTGGAAGTTGCTTTGATCGCCCTTGTACAACATCTTTGGATAGTTCTTTTCCATTTCCTTGTCCTTTTCAGGTTAAAAAGAAAGGAGCCGAAGCTCCCCAATCTTATGTACGTTTAATACCCACACGCGCAGCATGGTTGCCACGAACGGTAGTGAAGCCATACAGCACATCAAGACGCGTATCGGTGCTGAGTGTGCGAATATCACCTCCTGTTTGCACGGTCACAGCAAATGCGTCAGATTTGAACATGTAGCCTTCTGCATTTGGAATTACACCAATTGGTACGAATGCAGCAGCGAATGCGTGTGGATCGTATGCCAGAGCCTGTTCAATCAGATCACCTTGCGTACCCACAAAAGACAATGCAGCAGATGCAGCCGGAGCCACGTCAACAGTCGCATTTGCATTGCGCTTACCATTGCTGTCCAGATTTGGAATGATTTCAGGGTAAATTTTGAGAGTTGCCGTTGCGCCACCCGCAGTGACTTTTTCAAGCACTACAAATTGCATTAAATGACTGGTTTTCTGGCGAGTAATCGGATGAATCATATAAACGCCTGGAATAGAGAAAACCTGACCGGCTTCAATCACATCGCCATTGGTTAGGCCTGTAATCGCTAGAAGCTTTCCGGTCTGGCCTGCACCATTGACAGTCATACCAGCAACCTTACCAACCTGCATTGCCCAGATGTGTTCTGATTCAAAGAAGTCGTAACCACGAGCACGGCCAATATAGCCTTCGCGGTATTGTTTTGCGATTTCGGGTTGCGGATTAAACAAGGTGCCACTGGTATCAACGATTTCATTAGTGAAATCACTTGAAATAATCACCTTACGATCTACATCTGGTGACAAGGCGCGGTTCATTGCTGAACGTGCACGGCCAAACGGTGCCAGCGGATGTTTTTCGGTTGCGCCATACAGCACAAAGTTATTTACAGTGACAATCCCTTTACGAAGAATGTCAGCATCAACAGCCGTTGCCAGTGAGTTTACTGCAGGGCGTAAGAAACGCTCTTTATAATCAGCAAGTTCAAGCTCGCGCTCATAAACACCGAAATTCAAGCCAACATGCTTATGCGTGTCGATGGTTAGAGTAACTTCCTGCTCTCGAGCATTAATGTTCTGGTCATCACTGTTAAGAACGTTGCCATCTGTTACGACAGGCACCGGCGGGATGCGGATAGTGACCTTTCCACCTGTTTTGTAACCATCAATTTCTTTACGAACATCTTTTTCGCGCTCACGACTGATAGTTCGCACAAAAACAGACTGGTCTAGCAGCATTGCCGCTGCTTCTTTTGCAATGATTGAATGCGTTAATAGTTTATTAGCCATAGGTTATAGACCCCGTGATTTTAAGAATTCTTGATCCGACATGCTCTCTGCACTACGTTTGACAGGAGCATTCGCTTGTACTGGATTGATAGGTTTTGGAGCTTTTTGAACCGGTGGTGCAGCAGGTTTTGATTGTTTTGAGCCAATAATCTGACCAATTCGCATTGAAGCCTGATAGGGGTTCATGCTGGCCAGCTCATGGTAAAGCTCTTCGTTTTGAAGAAGGTCGGCAGCAAGTGTCAGTGCTTCTTTTGCGCTTAGACCAAATTGATCTAAAGTCACAGGCAATGGCGGCAATGTTTCGGCTTTTTTCATCAAGCCTTCTACATCAACACCTTCGTCCTGCAATTCAGACACAGCCGATTCAAAAGCAGCTTGACGCTCAACCTCTGATTTTTGTGACTGCTCTTTTTGAAGTTTTTCCAAGATTTTCCGTTCAGCCTTCTCAATTTGATAAGCATCCAGGGCATCCTGATAATCTTCGTATGACTCAAAATCTTCTACTTTCGGGCGTGCAACAGGCGCTGGTGCCTTCTGTTGAGCTTCATATTCAGCAAGTTTTGCAGCCATTTCGGCCTTTTCACGAGCTAATTGTTGGATGCGTTCCTGTGCACGATTCCTTGGTTTTGGTTTATCTTCTGGCGTTTCTTCATCCTTGCCTTCACCTTCTTTGGTTTCTGGTTCGTTTGATTGTCCACCTTCCTGCTGTTCTTCATGCTCTTGACTGTCTACGCTGTTGTTTTCCGTAGTAGCGGTGTCTACGTTGTCTTGAGTTTCAGAATTGTTCTGATCCATTGTCTAGCTCCATTGGTGGCAAGCCACCTTCGTTGATCATTGCGCGTTCCTCAGTCTGATCAGGGCTGAGAGCGAGGGTCTGAGCCATTTCTTCAGGCATTAAAAAACCCTGCTCGGTGGCAGGGCTTTCAAAGCTTGACGCAGTTTCTGGTGGCGGCTCATGCCAGTCAGTCTGCGAAGTTAAATCGTTTTGTGGTAGGGCGTAATTTTCTACACCCTCACCTTGTTGCAGCCATCCTTGTGGAATGTTTTGCATCATGTTTTGCATATTACTCAGGTTTTGCTTGATCAGCTCAGTTACTCCTTTGAGTTCCTGAACATCAGCACGACTTGAAGCGTTAATCTGTGCAACCTGAATGTCTTTTTCGGCCTGTAGCTGAACCTTGAACATCTCCAGCTGACGTTCCTGATTCTTGTCGTTCAGCTGCGCTTGCAGGGCTTCAAGATCGCCTGTCATTTTCTGCACAAGCTCATCAAGCTGCATGATTTGCGCTTTGGCTTGTTCAGGATCAAGTTTCTCACCTTCACCCAACAATTTAGGCGGCATGGTGGTGCGGATACGCTCTGCAATTTCTTTTGCATTCAATAGCGGAGAGTTCTGTAGAAGAATATCGCCGATTAAGCTGAACAACTGCGGATTCATGCTAAGCAACTGCATCATCAGTGCAAAGTTTTGCTCACGTTGCGTATTGAATGACGGCCCGGTATCCATGCGAACGTCATAACGCCCAATGGTTGGGTCGGCCAATACACCATTTGCCAGCTCGTCAAACAACTGTACACTTTTTGCTTCACCATCAACACCAATTACCCGGCGCATCATTGGGACCGTGTAAAGTGCCTGGATTAAATCGAGCTGAATACGAGCACACTGGCGCACTGATTTATTTAAGTTGTCCTGCAAGTGGAACTGTGCTGTTTCAGATTGTCGCTGACGCATCCCAATTGCCACACCAGACGTTTCATTACCCTGCCCACCCATAATCGGTGCATGCATGTTTAAAATGTCTGTAATCGCCATTTTGGAGCTTTCAGCAGCATTCAGAATACCAACAGGTGGTTGAGCTGCGCCAACACGCATAGGGCGTGGGATTGGCTTGCCTTCTTCATTGTAATCATTCACCTGCACAGCAGCATATTTACTCGGGTCTTGCCACTGTTCTTCAAAGCCTGAAATACTCTCAGCACTTGCAACCAGAATGTCATCCTGATTTTTTTGCAAGATGTGTGCTTCGGTAGACTTCCAGTAGTTGTAAAGACGCTGTGGATCTTTTGCAAAGTGAACTAGTGAGAAGATGAACCGCTCATTCTCAATATCAGTAACTTCGCCATACACTGGAATAACTGGAATGAATCGCCCAGGGAAAGTAGTTTGTTCCAGAACTTGAGAGCCTGATACTTTATACCATTTGATCTCTGTGCGCGTAGTATCGCGCTCTTGAATAACAAGACCAGATTCTTCAAGCTCTTTATCTTTCACACCAAGCTCAGCAAGCAACTCAGACTTATAAAGTGTTGAGCCATCTTCAAGCATTACCAGTGTGTCTGCCACTTCTTCTTTTTTAAAGTATTCAGCAATACAAACGGTTTGTTCGGTTGCGTTGAACCACTTGCTGTCCATGTCAAAGTCTTTGAGCGCATCATCACCATGCTGGCTTTTGATTTGATCTTTTGCCACCCATTCCGCAACGATAGCCCAATTTGCATCGGAACCATCCAAAGCGCGTGAGAGCGGATCAAGTAAAACAGCCTGCGGATTGTGCACAGGCATGAATTTAGGCTCTTGATTAAAAGACAACGGACTCACGTAATCGGTCACAATGCGGATAAATCCAAGACCACCATAAACTGCGTTCTCGGCTGCAATATCTGCTACAGATTCAAAGTCGCTTGCTTCTTCAATGTCTTTGATCAAGCCTTCAATCAGTTTTGCGATTTCTGGATCAGCACCGTTATCTACTGGCACAACTTTGGCTTGTGGCCGGTTTTGACGCTGAGTGTTGATCTGCTGACGACAGTAAGCACGCACCAGGTTAAACTCTAAACTTGGCTTGCCCGCAGCTTGACGTTCTGCAACTGCGCCTTTCTCCCACTGCGCACCTTTTTTAGTGACAAACTCTTTATCTTCAATGCCGCGCTCATAGTTATCCGACCAGAATGACTGAGCCTCGTCACGTCTTTTCTTGATCTCATCAAGAATATCAATTTTTGTATCTTTTTCTGACATTAGCTCATCCATCCACTGCGTCTACCAAGTGGTATCGGTTTTGGTTTTGATGCCTCATGCATCTTGTTAATATTAATTGCGCCTTCACCAAAAGCATCTGAACCATGCGAAGCCCAGTCATGCACAGGTACCGCCTTAAACTGATCTAGTTTGTCGTTAAAGGCGCGTCTGTAGTTCTGCAATGCTCGAACACCTGCTTTGCATCTTTCAGCATCAAATACACAATTCCTGAGCATCTGGCGAGTAGCCTCAATACGGTCTTCAACACCCAGCCTTGCACCTTTGTTCATGCGATAACCTAGCGTGGCCATGGTCTGTTCACGACTCACACCACTTGATAAGTCGCGTGCTGCAATGTCATGCGGTGCAAAGTGTTTTTCATAACGATAGCCAAGCTGTGAAGCCTTCTCATCAAGAATACGGGTATAGTGTGACAGTGGCTCATTGTTCGCTTCGTAGTAATCAATGACACGAACTTCCTTACCATAAATTTGAAAGAACCAGATTGCGGTCGGGTCAAGTATCCCCAAGTCCCATGATGTGTACACAGGAAGATTGGGTTCATGTGGCACTCGGCAAATGCGGTTTTCTTTTTTGATTAACTCGAATTCAGCCTTGTAAATTGCACCATCTGCAATAGTTTTTGGCACACCTAAATAGATGTGTTCATATTCGTCAAAGCTAGATTCCTTCAACATCTCAGCAATACGTGTGATTTCAGGCGGGCAATTCGGATTATCGTAGTAATTGACAGAAATCACCTCGGTATCTTCACGCGGTGTGTCAATATAGTTTCGATAGACCGGATCACTTGGCAGCTTAGGGTTAAGACTGAAAATAATTAGTGGGCGTTCGGTACGGATTACAGTAGGAATGAGCAATTCAAGTGAGCGGTTTCCAACGGTTTGAGCTTCTTCAACCCAAGTGATAGTTGCCCCTTCAAATGATTTGACACGCTCTGCTGTATGATCAAGCAACCCTTTAAACACAAACAACGTACCATTTGCGCCTCGAATTTCTTTATCCAGAACCTCATAAAACCAGCCTAGATTCAACCGACTAATCCAGTCCTTAAGCAAAGCATGAATAGAATCCTCAATGGACTCTAAAGTTTCACGACAGCATAAAATCCGGTGTGGTCTCTTTGTGCCTTCAATTAGTAGAAATCTGGCTATTTCCCACGATTTACCACCAGCACGACCGCCATGAAACACATAAAACAGTTTTTGTGGGTTAGATTCGTATAAGTAAAGCGATTTGAATTTAGTCGGTACCTTGATTTGGCTCATTCGTAAATACCACCTCTAAACTCATGCTGATTGGCTTACCATCAGCGCCAGTATGCTCATGCTTTACTTTGTCATTGAACATACCCACATGCTTACCAATAAGCTCAAGCGACTTGTTTGCACCTGCCTGATCAAACTTGTATTGAGGCACATAATCACCATCTGGTCCCTGAATAAATACAGGATTGCCTTCACGATCTAAAACCTCTTCAGCCTGCATACAACGCTCAGCAACAGATTTTAGGTTCTTCAATACGTAAAATGTGTCTAATCCCAATTCTGCCAGCATCTCACTTTTTAAATACTTGATGCGCTCCTGAACTTCTGGCCGCAAATAAATCTTATGCGAGTTTTGACGCTTGGCCCAACCCACAATCCGGCCAGCTTCAGCAACACTATTGGTTTTGATGTACTCAAGACAGAACTTCTCATAATCCGCGTTCTCCAACTCAAGTGCACCAGGTGGAAGTTCCACTTCATTGATTTGTTCTGACATATTTCACCTTTAGAGCTTTTCAATAAGCTCCTGCAATTTTGAATTTACAGAAGCTGCTAAATCATGGTCATTCAGATAAGCAGAACTATTAGACAAGCAAGTAAGTGCATGAATCTTTTGCACAGCTACATCGCTTTCTAGGCGACGCAGTGAAGCATTACTTTCGCCTGTTCTAAAATCTCTAACAAAATCGTCTTTAATTGCGCCACCATTGGCTGAATATTTTGCTTCATTTTGAGTATTCATTTCATTTTCCTGCATGCAATAAAAAGAAACCCTCCGAAGAGGGCTTAAAATTCTTTATCTATCGAATCTTGGTAAAGCTTTTCTTTAAGTAAATAACCCTCAAGTTCCCATATCTTTTCACGGGCATTTTGGCGAGCAATCTTGTTGCCAATTTCTTGATTGAAATTCTCTTTGCTCACACATGCCGACTTACCATCAATGGTGAATCCGTTTTTCAGTGTTAATTGGCAAATAACCGTTCGACCATCAGGAAGGTTGGTATAAGTTTCACCAGCAATAACACTATCAATATGATCAGGCGTTAAACGTGGAGCATTTAAGCCTTTATCTTGAATCTCTTTTTCAATCTCTTGTTCTGACATGGTTTTTTACCTTTTTAGACAACAAAAAAGAGCGCTTACGCACTCTCACATTTCCCACACTTCCTACACTCTTTCACCCTGAACACATCATTCTCTAACTCCCAACAGTGGAAGCAGAATATCTGGCGTATGTATCGGAGCATTCCTTTCTCCTTAATCAGGCACAAAAAAAGCCCACATTTCTGTGAGCAGGCTATTGGTCTTTCTAATTATTAAAAAAGGGGGAGAGCCTAATTACTTAGGCCCTTGAGCATGCATCCCACTAATCTTGATTAATTTTAGTAGGTTTCACTGCTTACTTCCATAAACAGCACTGCCACATCATGCCCGTGGTGACTTTTAACACCTAAAACCTAAGGAGAAAGACGATGAAGCTATTAGCTCTTTTCATCTTTATTATCTTAATGATGATTTCACAATCAGTTCATTAAAATACTGGCAGCCTCACCTGAGGTTGTTTGAGCCTAGATTATAAGCAGAATATTCATAAAAAGAAATTTTTTCCGATAAAAAAGCCCACCTTTCGATGAGCTTATTTTTTTCAAAATCCCTTAGGTCTGCGCTACCGAACCGACACTAGAGCTAAACAAATTAATCGTCACACCACTAACAAACATTAAAACAGGGACAAAGATTTGATTATTCATAAGCACCTCCTTTTGACTCAGCATTTCAGTTGCAGGGTTTGTTAAACAAAACAACATGTAAGTTGAAAGAAAGGCGATTAATCCGAGCGCTAGCGATGGAGTTGAACCATCTTCGTAAGACGCAGCAGACCTAAATGATCTTTATAGTTTAAAAAGCCCACCATTTGGCGAGCTTCTTCTTGAACGCCGACTGGGAATCCCCGGTCCAAAACGTAATTATTGATTGGCAAGCTGTGAACCCTTGCTTGTGCCACGTCCGTTTAGAGCCGCTTGCTAGTAAGGCACTATCTGCATCCACATCTAATAGATGGTGCGCCGGATGCAACTCAAATTATGGATACCGTATCACCTACGGATTCAATCAATATTAGTGACTAGGTTACAACTTCGCCACTATAACAGAAATATGCCATATCTCGGTATACCAGTCAATATCTAGCCAATTTTTAGTCTGTTATCGCGGGAATGGATGAAATAGCGAGCACAGTTAATCATCATGTGAGCTATCGGCTTGCTTTGATTGGTCATATGAGCCACAGCATTTAAACTACGATTCTCCACCTTGTGCTTCACCAGACACATCACCGCATACTTGGCTGTGAAGTCCACTGACTCAGATTGAAAGATACCCCTCAACAACGCCTGCACCTGGTCCGCTTCATAGTCGCTAATCTCACAACGGATATAAGCCTTACCTTTTGGCATTTCCTTACCTGCTTCACGCATCAACCAGTAAATCTGATTAATATGCAAACCATCGGGATAGTCTCCTCCTCTCATGCGCTCAGTCTCACACCAAGCCCCGAACTGCTCCAGCCAGCCATCAATTGTATATTTTGCCCAATCCATTACTTGTGTTTTCACCGCCGCATTCATCCCGTTCCCCTTATCTATCCAACTGCACTTCACGCATTTCTATTGTGTAGAGATCACCGCCATACATAGTGATGTCAAACTTCTTGCCTGTTCTCTGCTCAAATTCCTTATTAAGACCCTCGCACAATCTGACGACCTCCATGTACTCCTCATCTGCTTGATTCAGCACGTACTCTGGTACTTTTGCGACAATCTCTCTCGCCACATTAAGAATCTCTACGGCTCGATCTTTGTCCAGGCAACGGAAGAACGCATGGAATCCTTCCTCATACTTTTCAAAGGTGCCCACTTCGTAAATTACTGCGCTCTCCATTGCTTTCCCCTTATTTCCCAAATATTCCGAGCAACACCATTGCAAGCATGAATATCGCTATGATTAATACTGTGGCCTTATCTTCACTGTTCATCACCTGCCCTCCCATCTGCGACTCTTGCGACCTTTAAATTCCTTTTCACTGCTTTTACGAATCCTCCAAGCCACAACAGCTACCACAAGTGAAGAGACCAAGCTTATGATTAGAAAGCCACTTAAAACCCATGCTAAAAACTCAAAACCATCCATTTCCCACCCCTTATACCTTCAACTTTTCAATTGCTGATCTAATCCACTCAATTACCAAGCCCTTCCTGACCTGCTCAGTTGTGCCCCGAATGACAATCCAGCCCATGACCGCTGCCGTACTGTATTTCTCGCAGTCAGATGAATAGCCCTCACCGCGCGTATGACGACCATTGCTATACACACCACCTTCCACTTCAACCAAAATCGGATACCCATCAATCCTGAAATCTGCTCTCCATTTACGCTCAGGGTGAAACCTAAACTCCTTGGTGTACTCGATTTTGTATATATCCAGATGAGAGCTAAGTAGCTTCTCACCTGGACTTACCGACTTGCGTGGCTTCGGTCTTATTGCAGACCGAGCCACCGGTTTTGATTGCACTTGCCAGCCTCTAGGTGTCTTCATTAGCACCTCGCAGGATCTCTTGAATCTCATACGCCATACTTGGACGCATTGTTGTGTAGTCATCATCAATGAGCTTTTGCAGTAAATGCCTTAAGCTCTGTGTGTGAGATTCATTACGCTTAATTAATTCGTACTGGTTATCGTTCCATTGATTTAACTCACTAACCCTTTTCTCACCCTCACCCACCTTCCCCAACAACACTGCATTCTCTTTCCGGCAGCATTCGAGCTGGGCTTTTAGGACGTTGATGATGGCTTGTTGGTGGTTCCACACTTCAGCCTGATCTTCAATTTCCTTAACCCCATAAAACAAATCCCCATCAATATCCTTAAATTTCTGAAACAATATTTTTGGTGATCTATTTGGGTATTTGGCCCCAATGTATTTCTCAAAATCTCTCATCACCCTTCCTCCCTACGCTGCCCGCAGATCATGCAGCTTTCAACTACACCACCTGTTACTTGGTTACCCCAAAAGTGCTCACACTTCAGGCGCTCAGCTTCGAGAATGGCATCTGGTACGCCTCGATTGAGTTTGTTGAGTTCGGTTTGCATGGCTTGAGCATATTCCACAGCCCAAGCAACAATTTCCCTATCATCCACATCGTGATAGCGCGGCATACTCATGTGCAGCAAGGCATACTCATGCGCCATATCCTCAACTGATCTCATTGGCATGCCTCCACGTCTGCGATGGCTTGCTTGATACGCTTGCCTAACTCAACAAGTCTTGGCCTATCTGTTTCTATGAGCTCATTAACTAACTCATCAATCAATGGACTTTCTAAATCAATAATTTTTAAAAGCTCATGACTCTCAATAATGCGTTTTAGGTCATCAGTGCTAAACTCATATTTCCCATATAGCTTTACACCGACACAACCTCTAGCGTCATTTAAAACTCGCTTGGCTTCACCGATGCCGCAGTTCTTAACAAACTCAGTCGCTTTCATAATTCCCTCTTGGCTCACGTTGTCATGCTTAGTCATGCGGTGGCTCCTAATCTTTCAACCCATTTATCCAGCTCAACCTGAGCAAACTGCTTTACTTCACGATCTTTGCTGTGACACATGTGTGCTGCCCTGATAATGATTTGCTCGACCTTCTTTTGTACGGCCTGTTCATCTAGTTCAATGATCGAAATGCCGTAACTAATCGCATTCCATTGACTCTGTGACATTCCCTTCTCCATCACTGAAACCTTGCTAATAAACTGCCTGGATACATTCAGAGTTTTAGCTAGTGCAGTAGCGCGACCAATACCCATTTCCAGCCATGCTCGAACCTGCTTATTTCTATTCATCCCTGTGCTCCAAATAATTGTTTGGTTTTATCTGTGGCCTTGTAGCCACGTGGAGTACTCCCATCACTTTGCAGGTAACCCAATTTTTGAAGCTCAACCAAATAACGCTGTGCTGATCTTTGTTGCAGTCCAGTAATTTCCATACAATCCCGCGTAGAGAGACGACTTGAACGAGAATATGCAGTTCTAAGCAAGGCAATGCTGCGTTCAATAACATCCATTCTTGTTTTCATGCTTCACCCACCCGTTCCACAATGGTCTTAATGGCCTTGAGCGTTAATTCGTGGTCATCACTCGGTACAACAAATAGGCTTGCAATCATTTGGACTTTCTTAGCGTACTTGCGTGCATCATCACGATACTTGTTGCGCTCACGATCCAGATTTTCATTAAAGGCCAGCAGTTCCGCATGTTCTTTTTGAAGCTGCTCGAGATTCATTTCTAGGTAGTAATTCACACCCCACCTCCCATACTCTCGTAATACTCGGGACTCAGGTCAGCAAAGCTAGAACGAGCCAAATCAGTTGCCAGTCTTACGGTTCCGGTTGATCCGTTACGAGCCTTTCCAATGATGATTTCTGCGGTTCCGGCTTCCTTAGAATCGCGGTTATAAACTTCATCGCGGTAGATAAACATGATGATGTCTGCATCCTGCTCAAGATCACCCGACTCCTTCAGATCGGCATTAACCGGGCGTTTGTTTGGTCGGTTTTCAAGATTCCGGTTCAACTGCGCCAGAGCAAATACAGGGCAATCAAAATCACGCGCCATACGCTTAAGATCTGCTGAAACCTCACCAATATCCTTGTCACTACGGCCAAAGTTATTTTTAGTCAGTGGTGTCACTTTCTGGATGTAATCAACAAAGATTGCACCTAGCTTTCCGTACTTCATTGACATCTTTCGAGCCGATCTACGGATAGTTGATGTGGTGGTCCGGGCATTGTCATCAATCTCAAGAGGCGCCTTTTCAAGAATGGCTGCGGCTGTATTGATTTTTCCGCAATCTTCCATTTCGGCATGACCACTTAAAACTTTGCGAAGTTCAACCTGTCCGATGCCACTAATGAGACGCTGAGCAATTTGCTTGCCTGACATTTCGATTGATACAAACAGAACAGGCAGGCTTTGGTTGATCATCATGTCTGCCGCCAGATTCTGTGCAAATGTGGTTTTACCCATACTTGGACGAGCGCCGATAATAACCAGATCACCTTTTCCGATTTCACCAAGCTTGTTATCCAGTTCAATGAAACCTGTCTTGATTCCACCTTCAAATGCTCTGTTTTCATGAAGTGCAGCATGGCGATCCAAGAATTCACCAATGGCTTCTTTAGAAAACTCATGAGCATGTTTCAGCTTGTCATCGACCTGACCTATGTCCAGACCTGTAACTAACGCCTGTGCGCGATTCAGTGCTGTTTCTGAGGTATGTGAAACCATGTCCAGTGCAAGTGCACTAATCTGCTTACTTGCATCCTGAATCTTGCGACGAGTTGAAAAATCCTTAAGTTTTTTAATGTGAGTACCCAGCAGACTGTACTGAGCAATACGGCTCATCAGGTTCACCAGAAACTGCTCATCAATCACAGTGTTCTCAAGCCCATTAGAGCGGATCAGTTCCCACAAAGTGACTTCATCGTAAGCTTCGCCTTTAGCGAATTGATTCTTGATGTGAGTACAAATGACTTGATGCTGTACTGCATAAAAATCTTTCGGGTCCAGCTGCTCGATGTATTCATCAGTGCCCTGTTCTGCACCAATGATCGTTGCCAGGATGCTTTGCTCAACCGGGATAGAAAATAATTCAATCATTGGTTCATCCCCTTAAATTTTTTGGCTACCCCTTTGAAGGCGGTAACTGGTTGTTCAGGGACGGTTTGAGTAGGCTCTTGCTCCTGGTATTCAGCAAGATTGATATTCTGCAACCAAGATGCATTGAAGCCCTGCCATGAACGTTCGATGCAGATCTTCAGCACAGTGTTGATATTTAAATTTGCTTTGTTGAATTCACGTTCAAAACCTTTGAAAGCTGTTTCGGTATTAGCAGCTTTTTTGTTTTTGCGGACAGCTAACCAATCTTTGATTAACTGCTCATCAGCACCTAGATTTTTTAGTGATTCAGAGAAAGAAAATTTAATATTATTTTCTTTTTTCTTTCTTTCTTTAATAGAGTACGGATTTTCCGTACCAACTAAGTACGGATTATTAGTACCAACTTGGTACGGTTTTTCCGTACTAGCTGACTTAGTACTATTTTTCCGTACTAGTACGGTTTTTTCGTACTGATCAAAAGTAAGGGAAAAAGTATTAATGTGGGTACTACGATCAACAGAAATGATCTTTAATTGCTCAAGTTCACGAATTGCATCAATCACTGTTTCCTTGCGTTTAATGCCAGTGATTTCTAAAAATAAAGTTTGTGCAATTTGATAACTGTCACGTTGATAACCAAGTGTGCAGCGAATAATAACGCTCAGGCATTTATAAGCATTTGGGCTTATGTTCTGCATGATGCTATCAATCACAATATTCGGCATCTTTGTGTAATTCTCTTCCACAGTAACCGCCTGTTGTATGAATTTTTCAAAATCCACGCCAATATTCATTTGCCACCTCCAATAGTGAAAGCAAGCAACTGCGCTTTGGTTTGAGACACGGCCTGAGCATTAGGCAGGGTTTTTTCTACCGCATATCGCTCTACCGCTTTTTGAAACAGATAGATCTTTTGGTTTATTTCTATCTCTGCTAAAATGTTTTTGTTCATTTAGATTTCCTAATGTTAGTGAACAACCGGAAAAGCCTGATCTCAGAAATCAGGCTTTTTCTTTGTCTAAATCCCGCTCAGTCCCATCAAATCCCTCTTGTTCCCACACCTCAGTACTCAAGTCCCTCACCAAAGCCGTTAATCCCAAGCGCTCAAATGATTTTGCTTGTAAATTAAGAACATGCCACTCACCAACGATTTCCTTCTCAAGAAGAAAAGCCAGGTACTGTGCAAGCTCTTTTCCTTTGATCAGAGCAAGAGTTTTAGCCCGTTCATGAATTTCAGGGGACAACCGGACATGTGTAGATTTCTTTTCCAGACTCATATTTTTTTCCTTATGCAGCAGTTGATTTACTGCGCTGAATATTTGGATTTAAGAATAAGTGCGGATATTCAAGCTTTACTCTTGAAGGTATTCCGCGAACCATCCAGTTCTGAACTCTCTGCCGACTGTTGTAGCCAAGAAGTTCTGCAACCTTTGCAGGTCCGCCTAAATTCAGGATGGTTTCTTTATCGGCTTTAACTGACAGAGCCATAAAAACACCTCAACACCACGTTAACTAAATAGTAAACACTGCGTTAACTATTGTCAATCAACTTGTTTAACACAAAGTGTTTACTTTTTTAGATAATGAAATTGCAACTAAACAGAGCGAAAATAAAAATGCATCCTTCCCTAGAGCGCCTATTGAAAGTTAGTGGCCTTAATCAAGAAGAACTTGCTAAAAGAATTGACGAGTCTCCACAAACAGTGAGCAACTGGAAAAGACGTGGAGTGTCAAAATCGGGAGCTATTAAAGCTTCTGCTGAGTTTGGCGTCTCTGTTAGTTGGATTCTTGACGGGGATGAGTCTGGTGAGAATGTTGAAGTATCAAAAGTACAAGGATGGGACTCAAACACTCCATTAGATGATGATGAAGTGGAGATCCCTTTTTATAAGGATTTTTTAGTGTCGTGTGGGTCAGGAAGTACACCAGAAATTATTGGTGAAGCAACAAGGAAATTGCGTTTAAGCAAAGCTACTCTTAATAAATACGGGGTTTACGAAGGAAATGCCTATGCGCTTACAGCATTCGGTAACTCTATGTCCCCTATTATTAATAATGGTGCAACTGTTTATGTAGATACAGGTAGGACACAAATAGTTGACGGCAAGATTTATGCAATCAATCATGGTGGTCTGTTTAAATTTAAGTTTCTATACCGAATGCCAAAAGGTGGCGTTCGCATCGTTAGCGCCAACGCTGAAGAGTATCCAGAAGAAATATTAACAGCAGAAGATATTATGGATCAGGAATTTTGTGTCGTGGCTTACGCCTTTAACGTTCAAAACTCGCTGCCATAATCTAGTTAAAACAACAGATACCGCCCCAGTGGCGGTTTTTTATTGCCTCAACAAAAGTAAACAAAATAGGTAAACATATAAATCAACAAAAAGTTCACATAATGACTTGACTATAGTACACACCATGTTTACTATTAATTCACAGACAACAAAAAAGCCCCTAGCTTTCGACGGACAGGGACTTTTACTCAGTGAGTGAATTAATTATGAATGCAAAACTTACTTTATTCAATAGCCTCCTAATTGCTTCAGTGGTATCAGGCTGCAACTACGCCGATGCAAGTGGGCCTGCACAAGAAGTTGAAGTCTCTATCAATCAGGCTAAACCATTCGTTGCCCTTCAAGAGCTATCAGTTCAGGGCAAGCTTTACCCACATGAACACGAAGGCACGGAATCTATCGGCAAGGCAATCGTATGGCTAGAAGGTCAGGAGGATTGCTCACTACAAGTTGAGGTTCTGCAAGTCAATGAAGATGGTCAGCAATGGATTGAACTTGGGGAAATTCGATTTATTACACCAGATGACCGCGATTTAGGTGCACCTGATTTTGAAGAAGGTATGACCAGCAAAATCGTTGCAGAGCTTACTACTGTGTTTGAAGAACAGCTTGTTGTGATGAAGGAGGCTTAGTGATGGCTAAAAATCCAATAAAAGTCATGTCGTCAATGCTGACTGGTCGAATTTATGCAGGTCGCGTTAATCCTAAAAACCAGATGTTTATTGGCGAAAAAGATGATGTGACTGATACCGCTGTTAGTGCTGTGGCGCAGCACCTTTTGAAAGAAGAAATTTGCTTGCAGTTTGAAGTAAAAGGCAAAACTTACAGATTAGAAGTTCGTGAGGTGCAGCAATGAAAATCAAAACCGCTTTTGCCGAGCAGTTCAACACTCACGACTATGACCCTGATTTTGCAGCTCACTATTTTGGCCGCATCGAAATTCACTTAGATACGCAGTACATGCTGCTTGATGACTTGCACACCCAGCGCGTCACGCTATCCATCTTAGTGCTGCAAGACGGTACGGTGGATACAGACCAGGTGTGCACAGTTAAGACTTATCGTGGTCTGCCAGATGACTGTGTGTTTAACGATGAGTTTATCGCAATTGATGAATTGACGACCCGGCAGTTTGATTACTTCACGAACTTAGAAGAAGTGAAGCGCGAAATTGGATTGTTTGGGATGGAATTGGAGACGGTGTGATGGAAGTTCAACATAAAAGAAAGCTTCTTGAGGCGATCGATATTTTAGTGCGTCGCCCTGCTGCTGCAAATGAAACCACACTTGCCGAGGCATTAGCTTGTTTCAAGATGCTAGTTGAAGAAGTAACGCAAGAAGAAGTGATTGTTCACTACGTAAATGCATCTGAAAGCGATTTGCCATTTTAGGAGAAGAATATGAATGCACCGGTAAAAGCAGAGAATCAAATTGCCGAACACGACCCAAAGTCCATCAAGGCTTATGTGTCAGATGCAAAAATCCGCCAAAAATTTGAAGAAGTTCTTGGTAAAAAAACTCAAGGCTTCCTGGCTTCGGTGATGCAGGTGGCGAACCAGCCACAACTTAAAGGCGCAGTACCAGCAACTGTAATTAATGCAGCCATGATGGCGGCTACGCTTGATCTGCCAATTAACAATAACCTTGGCTTTGCATACATCGTGCCTTATAAGCGCAAGTTCAAAGATGCTCAAGGCAAGTGGTCTGAGTCTTTAGAAGCTCAATTCCAGATGGGATACAAAGGCTTTATTCAGTTGGCACAGCGTTCAGGTCAGTTTGCACGTATTGCAGCAACACCAGTATTTGAAGGTCAATTGATTTCAGCAAATCCCCTGCTTGGCTATGAGTTCGACTGGACTATTCCAAATCAAGGTGAAGCTATTGGCTATGTGGCCTTCTTTAAGCTACTGAATGGCTTTACTGCTGAGCTTTACATGAGCACTGCTGATGTGAAAAAGCATGCGGGCAAATACAGCCAGTCATTCAAATATGGTTCTGGTGTCTGGAAAGATAATTTTGAATCCATGGCTCTTAAGACTGTGACTAAGCTCTTGCTATCAAAACAGGCCCCACTTTCAATTGAAATGCAGACAGCACAGCTGGCGGATCAGGCAATTGTTCGTGATGTGGAGACCAATGACTTTGATTACATTGATCATAACGAGTCGGTAGGATCAATTGAGGCACCAGAAACAACCCTTGATCAACAAGAGTTCCAGCAACTTATAACCTCTATTCAGTCTGGTGACCTGGATAAAGCGTTTGTTCTCTCAGGTGAGGCTGGCTACGTGTTAAGTGAAACACAAAAAGCAGAACTAGCAGGGGTTTGATATGAAAGTACATCCTCATGCGCTGCATGAAATCATGGGTGAGCCAAAGCAGGTAGATCCTGCTCTGGTTACTCCAGAAATAGAAGCAATATTGCGTAAAACTAAGCGCACTGATGAAGAAAAGGCCTTAATTAAGCATCTTAAAGAACACACATTATCTGAAGGTGCTAAGTCAGCTATAGAGCGCTGGGTAAAAAAAGATATTTATGGCTTTTGTGACTTTCAAGGCAACAAGTACACCGAAAAAGGGCTAACGCTTGAAGATAGCGCAATACGCGCTGTACAGATTCAAAACTTCATTGGCATGCAAAAGAACGAGAAAACGTTCAGCAATGAATATCTGGAAGGCACACCTGACATATTAGTTTGGAATAAGGGTTATGGCCGCGACACAAAGTGTTCATGGTCGGGTATACAACATCCCTTTTTTGAGCGTGAAGCAGTGAAGAAAGTCAGAGATAACGGTTATGACTATCAAATGCATGGCTATATGAATCTGACAAAGCTTAAGCGTTGGGCGGTGGATTTTGTACTACTTCCTACCCCTGACCACTTAATTTTTGGTGAGGATCAAAGAGAGCAACAAGTTACTTTGATCAATCAAATACCGCTTAAAGAAAGGATTACAACCATCTGGATTGAATACGATGAAGAAGTCCAGCGGCTAATCAAAATCAAATGTTCACTCGCTCAAGTGTATGCACAGTCACTAAGAGCAGAGTTGGGTAAAGGCCTAAAAGTCGCATAAACCTACTTTAATAAAAAAGTAGACCGGATTTTTAGCACAGTTATTTATTTTAATAAAAGATTATTGAGGCAGCAAAATGAAAATGAACGCACCAATTAAAATGGAAATGAAGGTTTATGCGGTTGAAGAGGAATCTGGCCAGCAAGCGATACTCACAATGTCACTTCCTCTTGGTCAGTACCCTACCCGAACTACGCTAGAAACAATATTCAAGCAGGCTCAGGACGCTCTTCCAGATGGCTTTCGTGTGATGGATAAGTCAGAGTTTTTCAACGCTTATCTTCAAGAAGAGTATGGAGCAACTGAAAAATTCGCTACTCCAGGCCCTTGTGATTTTACTGACGAAGTAATTGAAATGCAGGAGGAAGCGTGATGGATATTCAGAGAGAAAGAGAAGTGTTTGAAAAGTTGCCTGAGATAGCTAGGCATATAAATAAGTTTTTCTTCCAAGATGATCTTAATTGCTACCGCAACAAGATTAAGTCTAGTGATATTCATTTGGTCACTTGGGTAAATGGCGCTTGGTACTCATGGCAAGCCAAAGCCCTAGCGGTGCCGGAAGGATATGTTCTTATGCCGAAAGAGCCAACGCAAAATATATACCGCACTTTTTATGGTGCCTTTAATTCGGCTGATGCAGGTAATACAGCGCAAAACTTCAAGGTTGCATATAAAGCCATGATCGAAGCACAGGAGTCCACATGAAAAAACATCACATGGAGCACCTCGAATATCTGTTTTTGGGTTGGCTGTTGTTAGGGCTGATTGGGTTTGGTCTGGCTGCGATGGGGTTTTGAGATGGGAAATAAAATGAGTAATCCGTATATCGAAGCAAACATTGAATTTGCCGAGCGTCTTGTAGAAAGTCTTGCCCCTCGCGTTACGAATGGCACAGGTTCGCAGCTAACTTTAACGGCTGGTGAAGTGGGCGCGCTATATCACATTGCGCAGAATTTTCTGTTTGAAATGCAGGAGGATGAAGCGTGATATTAAAAGACAGTGATTTGCCTGAAACCGTGGTCATCAGTTTGGGAGAGGTGGTATGAATCTGATTGAACAGTTGGGCGGGTATGAACGGGCTAAGGATGCACTAGAGCTACCACTGAATTATGGTTTTTCTGATGGCGACATTAAGGCTGCCCTTCTCGAATACCGCCGCCAGCACAATATTTTTGAGATAGATGATTTAATAACTCATCCCTTATATGACCGGAAGATATTAAAAGTCCATGACCCAATAAGAGGTGAGAATTTACTGTTTGCCAAAACCAATGACCACGTAAAACACCATTGGGGTCATGGATTGGTATTTGATGATAGGCATGTAGTTGCTGTTTCTTATTCTGAGTGCAGACACGCCACCGATGCAGAAATCGAAGCGGGTAAAAGATTGGAGGTGGTTTGATGGGTATTGCATTTGATCTGACATATACCGAGCGCCGAATCTCAACAAGCGAGTTTGCTCTCCGTATGAATATATCCGAGAAAGAACTTTATGCTCGGATTAACGATGGGCGTATACAGCAACCTTATAAAGATGGCCGAAAAAACTACTGGCTAAACAGCTATGTTTTGGAGTGTATTCTAAAAACAGAAGGTGGTAATATAGGTTCGCTAAATGCATAAAATAAGAAAAAAGAAACTGGTCGCATTTAGCGGCCTTTTTTTCACAACAAAATTAATTGTGAGTAAGATAGTGAGTAAGAAGGTAATCTCTACAATAATTATTATTTAAATACACCTACTTACATGCACGATGTTGAATTGCATCCATACACAACATTCATATTACCTTGTATTACCTTATCTTTATTTTTGTTTTATCTTACTGATTTTTCAATACTATTATTCTTACTGTGCCTAACCTTTTCTTGAATGACATTACTTTTATTTGTGAGTAATATTGTGAGTAAGGGCTTTTAATTCATTACGGACGTTACTCACACCATGTTAAACGACTTAAAAATCAAGCAGTTAAAACCTAAAGAAAAAACCTATAGAGTTGCTGACCACTCTGGTTTATGTGTGGAAGTACGTCCAACAGGTAAAAAGTTCTGGCGCTTTCGTTATCGCTTCCTCAATAAACCGCAAATGCTGACCATTGGGCAGTATCCAGAAATCAGTCTGTCCTATGCCCGAACTAAAACTAATGAGTTCCGGGAGCAACTTGCTAAAAATATTGACCCTGCTGCAGTTAAGAAAAATGAAAGATTAGAAGCCTTGCAAGCCCAGGAAGAAACTTTTAGATCCATTGCAAAAGAATTCTGTGAACATAAGAAAAACTCGAAGTCGGAAAACTGGCTGTATATTCGACAGCTATCATACGAAGTAGATATTTTCCCAGTCATCGGAGATAAGCCTATTAAGGATGTTACCTCTGTTGATGTTAAAAACATTATGGACAATGCGGTCAAACGAGTATTGAAGTCTGGGAAAGGCACTGGTGAGAATAAAGCCATTCTGGTGCGACAAAATATTGCCGAAGTCATGCAATATGCAATTATTTCGGACAGGCTAACCAACGACCCTACTTATGCATTACGCGGCTACATTCATGCACCTGAAACCGAGAATGCTCAGCCCATCAGCTCTCATGACCGTAAAAAGATTATGCCAAGCATCAGCAAGTATGACGGTTCAATTAGTACCAGAAATGCACTTAAAGCACTTATCTATACAATGTTGAGAACAATTGAAATTCGCAGAGGCTTAAAGTCATATATTGATTTTGATGCTCGCACCTGGACTATTCCGATTGCAACCAGATCAGAAATTTTGGCAGGCAAGCGCAACATGAAAAAGAACCGAATCCATATTGTGCCTTTATCTGATCAGGTAATAGAGATACTAAAAGTCCAATTTGCTGCCTACCCTGATAGTCCCTATATTTTCCCCGGGGTAAAAAATGAATCTATGATCGGACCTACAACACTAAATCAGGCATTTCGCAATATGGGATTAGGCCATATCACTATGCATGACTTTAGGGCCACAGCGTCTACCGATCTAAATGAAGCGAACTACAATTCAAACTGGATTGAGCTGCAGCTTGCTCATGTTAAAGGTGATAAGGTCAAGGCTACATATGACCACGCTAAATGGCTGAGTGACCGCCGGAAAATGATGCAAGACTGGGCTGACATGGTCGATGGTTGGGCGAAATAATGAAACCCTGGGAACAATTCTACATCGAGCAAATGATCAAACGGGCCAAGCCATACAATAAAAGTCCGGGATGGGCGTTACGGTATAATCCGTGGTTTTCAGAACAAGAGCAGCTGGAGTTTTATGAAGTTGGTGGGGTTTGTTGATCACTGCGCTAAACACTGCACGCACACTGTCACGCTAACATGATTAGAGATTGAGTGTGCTGTGCAGGCGGAGAGAACCGCACAAAGCAGAATACTAATTATCCTTAGCTGCATAAACCAGATTATCTGCCACACGCCGAACCCACCCCTTACCGAAAGTTTTAAATGTGGATAAATCTGTGTAGAACTTTAGACGTTCCGCAGTCAAAGTAAGTAGCACATCATTTAGATCCATAGCGTTTACTGCAGCAATTGTTTTGGGCCCAATGATGCCATCAGCCGGAACCCCTGCGACTTGTTGCAGTTCTTTAATAGCTCGGCTTTTCCCGGCATTTACCGCAAAATCCCACAGCTGGAAAACAATAGCTGAATGCAGTTGCTCGGCACCTAATTTTTCCCACCAGTCGCGTCGGTAAATTTCCTTCGCTTCAGCCAGAGTCAGATTCTTAATATCGATATGTGGATAAGTGTTAGCAGCGATACCATACTTAGTGCCCTTTAACTGGCCCTTACCTACCACGCCACCAGTCCAGTTACCCGGGTCACTTCGTAAATTGGTATAACCTGCTTCATGTCCAATCAG